CTCACAATAAACGCTTAGCACTACAAAAGTTACGGACAAATTAAACTTAATGATTTTATTGTAATATCAATTATAATTATATCTTTCTCAGTTTATTCTGCCGTTCCTTTTTAATCTTAAAATAGCTGAGCCAATAATGCCATTCGTCTATTGTTATTTGCTCAATCTCGGCAGCTGTTTTATGTAAATGTTCAGCTAAAACAAACATATTCAGCAATATTGGCTCATTTATTAGTTTTTTTCGGCAGTCTCTAAATCGTTTTCACTCATAATATTATTGGCAATTCTGATTAAAACGTCAGGGTCACAGCTGCGCATTAATTCCGGCTTATCGGCGCGACTGAATAAGCAATTACCTTCCTTATCTTTTGCTTTCATAATTAAAGCCTCGACCATCAGCCCTAAATCATCCTCTTTAGCCATTTTGTATAAGCGATTTTTTTGTGCTAAAGTTAAAGGGGAACAGTAAATATATAGCGGATTCTCTCCGTCCCCCCATTCAGCTACTTCGTCAAAATGTGCCTTAACTCTATCGATAATTTTTTCGCTCATGTAATTAATCCTTAGTTAATCTTGCGTTTCTTAATTAATCTTCTTGTCGTTGTCCTTGGGTATTTTGCAGTAATGCCCCGTTCCCTTGGAAAGTAAACGAGCTTTCAACTAAGCCGTCAAAAGATGCTTGCCTTGAAATACCTGTAACAATAGCCGTGCCGCTAAAGTATTTTTTATTATTCCCGTCACTTTCCGGATATAAATTAAGCTCCACCGTCTTACCGATAATAAGCTTACCTTGCCCCTCAATATCTTCCGTATCCCAAAATGCATCAACCCCGCCTGACCAGCTTTTGATTGTTGCTTGATTCTTACGCCACTCTGTGCCGATAATACTAGCGTCAACAGTATCGCAAACTTCTTCCAATGACCATGATTTTACTTCCATAATTTGCTTTTCGCCTATTTTGACGATTCCTTCCGATCCTGCATGTGTAGACATTTTTTTCCTCCTTTTTTAGTTAATTTTTACATAATAATTTCCGGCTTATCTTCCTTGGTTCTATAGCTCACCGAAAATACTAGAGTTGCCACCGCTACCGGTTGATCGCCGTCGCTATTAAGATTAATGTCGGTTGATTGTAGTCGGCAATCTTTACAGAGTTTTTTAAGGATAATGCTATTTGCAACTAACCGCTCTATTTGCGCTGCGATATTATCGACTATTTTATTTACATTTTCGGTAGCTTTAGCGTAGCACTCGACGATTATTTTAACTACTCGATCTTGTGAGCGCGGCGGGGTTATGGTGTTGGTCGTGACTTCTTCATTAGTAGAAAAAACTATAATCCCCGGTAAAGAGGTGAATTCCATATTGTAAAGCCGAGTATCGTAAACCCGATTACCTACTAAAGTCTTGCCTTGCAATAGCTCAACAAAAGCCTCTCTTATTGCAGTTCTTGCATGCATTTTAATTTTGCCTCTCTAACAATAAACTAGCCCAGCCGCTGCCGTCGGGTTTGATGGCAACAATGCGATAATTTCGGTTTCTTATAGTCAGCAGATATCCATACTCAACTTCTACAATATCATCCTCAGCACATTCAAATATTGGCTTACTACTAGCAACTCCACTCATGCCGCTATCTACTTCATAATACTCCTCTGCCATAATTCCCTTAATTACATAAGGCTCACCGAATGCAGGAGTTAAAACTGCATTTACGGCGAATCCTTGCTCAACATCTAAAAACTCGCTAAAATCTTCTTGAAATGACATAAAATTTGATGTATTATATTTTTGTTAATACTATTAAAACAATACTAAAGCTATTATAATATGATTGCATCCTTTGCTTGTTCTGATACCGAAAAGCTATTTTATAACCAATTTATAAAACGTTTTAATTCAATCTCTCGTCAGGCGCAAAGAAAGCTTAAATTATTAAATTCCGCTAGCAATATTAACGATTTACGCTCTCCGCCCGGCAATAAACTTGAATTATTAAAAGGAGACAGAGCAACTCAGCATAGTATACGTATTAATGATCAATGGCGTATATGTTTTACTTGGCATGATGGAAATGCTCATAATGTTGAAATTGTTGATTATCATTAAGGAGATTATTATGAACCAATTACTCGATCTTGTAACACCTGGTGAGGTATTAGAAGAAGAATTTATGAAACCATTACACATAAGTCAGAACCAATTAGCTCGTGATATTGATGTAGCACCGAGTCGTATTCATGCAATTGTACATGGTAGAAGATCAATTACAGCTGATATGGCACTGCGTTTAGGTAAATATTTTCAAAACTCAGCTCAAATGTGGATTAACTTGCAATCTCATTATGATTTAGAGCTTGCAGAGCGCAATAGCTGGCCTTATATAAAAGATCGTATTCGTACTATGCAGATACCTAGAGCCGCTAGTTAATTTCAAGCTTTCCGTGCAACAGCAAAGGATTCAGGGTGTCTGATGGCGATGTCGATATCTTGCATAAGCCTTATTCTTATGCCGCCGCTAGTACCTAAAGCGTATGGATCCACTAGTACGTCTAACACGCCCCATTGCCCGATAATTAGATCGGCGAAGTTACCGAATAATAAAGTATCTGCCGGCATTTGGTTAGTCGTGCCGACTCGATAACCGTTTAAATAGCCGAATCCTGCCTCCGCGCCTCGACTTTCCCAAATAAATTGCGCCGTATTTTCAGCTTTTTCCGTTTGTTTTAGGTGACCGCGTAAGTTAGCGTTACATAAATAACCAAGCGTACCGATATCGGCATTTTTGGAGGCTAACGCGTTTTCTAAATCAACAATTTTATCCCAATCAATTTGCTCTTCATCGGCAATAGTTACTTTGTTTATATTGTGGTTCAGAATGCCCAAAGGCTCTGCTCCTAGCCCGTTTCCCATTATAGCTGCTCTATCAATCTCAAGTGCTATAGTCGTTGCTAAATCATCACGCACTAAATTTTCAATATCGGGACTTGCTTGTAATATTAATTTACGGCTAAAATCGGTATAAGCGGCAATGCTTTTAGGCGATAATGTTACTTGCCCGAATATTTGCTGCGAATGCTCCGGTGCCTGTCCTTCCGCTACCCAGAAAGCAGTTGCACCGCCCGTTTGTTTAGGTATTGCAACGTCGCCGTGTAAGCCGCTCATAACTTTTGCGCCCATTTGCTGAACTAACATTTTGTTACGTAATAACTCGATAAAATTACTGCTTAAATAGTCCGTACCTACTAAATAGCCACCGGCAATATTGGTTAGTTTTTGTAAGTCTCTTTTTTCTAGCATTACATCGAGCGGAATAAAAAAGCTAGCAGGTTCTCTACCGATTCTTTTAGCGATAGTATTTGATGCTTCTTGTTCTAACTCCGCCCCTTTCCAGTTGCCGGCAACTACCGCCTTTATGGCTTTGATTATTGAAAAGTTGCGTGCTTCTTGCCGGTTCATACCTATTATTGTTTGATCAGGTGAAGAGGTATTAATAAGAGGCACAGAACTAAGATTTTCTAAAATCTTTTGCCTAAAAGCATCTAAACTTTTACCAGTTTGTATAAATTCCATAGCTGCATTTCTCATATTATGCTTATCACCTAAAGCTAAAATTTCACTTATTCTAGCAGTTTCGTTTTGCCTTATATCTTTAGTGATTTGATCAGTATTAACAGTATTTGTTCTTACTTCATTGATAAAATTATTTGCTGTATTTTCAGTAGTTATTTGTTCATCTGCCATTTTACTTCTTACTCCATATTTATAATTAATTGTTTTCTTTGGTTCTTTGCTATCCGGTTTTTCTTCTAATTTCTCTTTGCTTCTGCCAATGCCGACAGTTGGATCGGCAGGGATTGAAACAACTGATATCTCTAGAGGTTCCCAGGTCTTTATTCTAAATACTGCTGGTTTACTGCCTTTTGCTTCTTTTTCTAAAATTATATCGGTTTGTAGATAGCGATATCCCACCGAAATATTACTCCTAATTCCGTCAAGCACATCCCGGTAAATGCTTTCAGCTAAGGCACTTTTACTAAAACGTACTTTTGCCCTAGCTTTGCCGTCACCTGTAAGCTCGGCTGCCTCAATGACGCCGATTTGCTTAGTAGTATCGTGGTCAAGCAGTAGCGGCGCACTACCTGAATTAAGCCAATCTAACTGCACGCTTCCGTGTTTATGGTCAAGTATTTCAAGACCGTAAAATCGTTCTGCCGGTTCTTCACTAGAAAAAGTAATCCAAAATCGGCGATTCCTTGTTTCTTCAATATTAAGAACAGGCATA